TTCAGGTTTTCCTGTTCTCCAAAGCTACCACAAAACGACAAGCCAGAATGTTAGTACCAACATCAGCGGTCAAGCTACTTACGTAAAATGGTACAGCGATGACGAAGCAATTAGTCCTCGCAAACAAAAGTCAGGCATCAGCCCTAATTATGTCCACTCTCTGGACGCGGCTTGTCTGACAAAAACAGTCATTGAATGTAACAAACAAGGAATATGGGACTTTGCCATGATACACGACAGCTACGGCACTCACGCCACAAACTGCCCCACGTTAAATAAAACCCTAAGAGAACAATATTTAAGTGTTTTTGAGGTTGACCAGTTAGAGGTTCTTTTACATCAACTAGCTGAGAACAACCCAGAAATAGATTTTCCAGAAATTCCAGAATACGGCAACGCCGACATCTCTCAGGTGTTGGATAGCAAGTATTTCTTCTCCTAACGGAGACAACAACAACCAAAATAGAGACAAACAAAATGAGTAAAGTACTGACAACACCCAAAGGTACAGCAGTGTACCCACGCATCGCAGAACCAGATACGAAGTTCAACACTGACGGAGTTTACCACTGTAAGCTTCACGTAAGTGAGAACGACTTCAATCTGTTTAGTAAAACCGTAACCGACATCGTAGAGAAAGAGTACGAAGCAGAGTGCGCCATTAAAGGCAAGAAGCTCAATCGTGCTACCACTAGCCCTATCCGTATTACAGCGGATGGAGACTACGAGCTATATGCTAAGCAAGTAGCCCAACGTCAGACAGCTAAGGGACTATTAGAGTTCACTGTTCCTGTCTTTGACGCAAGTGGCACACGCCTAGCCAAAGCTCCTAGTATTGGAAGCGGTTCAACCCTCAAGCTCAGCACGGAGGTGTACACATGGTTCACCCCTACGCAAGGCTTCGGCTACACACTGCGCCTTAAAGCAGTTCAAGTAATAGACCTAGTAGAATATGCAGGTGGCGGTTCCGTCTTCGGAAAGGAAGATGGCTCGTTCATTAGTGATGGCGAATCCTTGGATACAGCGTTCGAAGAAGAAGCCCCGTCGGGCGTCGGCTTCTAAATACCGTTCTCGCTTCGAAGCACAACTTGCTCTCACCCTTGAACGGGTGGGGGCGACCTTCGACTACGAAAGTCTGAAGGTGAAATACACGAAGGAGTCCACGTATACCCCAGACTTCATATTGCCCAACGGCATTATCATTGAAGCTAAGGGTTACTGGATACCTGCCGATAGAACCAAGCACTTAAGAGTGCGCGACTGTAACCCAGAACTGGACATTAGATTTTGCTTTCAGAACGCGCACAACACACTCAGCAAAAAGAGCAAGACCACATACGGGGAGTGGTGCGACAAGCACGGCTTCCTGTGGGCTCACAAAACAATACCAACAGAATGGATACACTAACATCATCACTAACACACCAACCATGCGAAGACTGCGGCTCAAGCGATGCCCTAACAATAAACACCGACGGAAGCACCAAGTGCCACAGTTGCGGAACTTGGCATCCAAGAGGGGGGAATACTTATACTGTGACTCCTAAAGAAACTAAGCCTGTTGGCTTCCTCACTGGACACACTCTGGACATACCTGCCCGTGGTTTAACCAAAGACATCTGTAAGAAGTATGGCTACCACGTAGCGACCCACAACGGCGAGACTTGCCATGTAGCAAACTACAGAGACCTTGAAGGAGCGCTCGTAGCGCAGAAGCTACGTTTCAAAGACAAACGCTTTCAATGCAAGGGCGCACCTAACGTATTTTTCGGACAACACTTATGGCCTAATGGAGGTCGTATGCTTGTTGTAACAGAGGGCGAAGTTGATTGCCTATCTGTAGCGATGGCTAACGGCGATGGTAAATGGCCTGTAGTATCTCTGCCAAGCGGAGCACAATCAGCTAAGTCTATCTTCAAAGCTCAGTTCCCGTGGCTCGACCAGTTTGAGACAGTGGTGCTGATGTTCGACGAAGATGAGCAGGGGCGCAAAGCCTCTGAAGAAGTAAGTCATCTACTGCCAGCAGGTAAGACTAAGATAGCCCGTCTGCCTATGAAGGACGCTAACGATTTGTTAATGGCTAACCGCAAGAACGACATTGTTCGTGCTATGTGGGACGCTAAGCCGTGGAAGCCTGATGCTATTACAGACGGCGTTGACCTCTATGAAAGGCTCACCACTCCCAAGAACAATCAGTCCATTGATTACCCCTTCAAAGGTTTGAACCGTCTTACGCACGGACTTCGCCGTGGGGAGATTGTAACCTTTGCGGCTGGCTCTGGAGTAGGCAAGTCTCACCTCTGTAAGATTATCGCGCACAACCTTCTGAAGACTGACCACAAGGTAGGCTACATCGCCCTTGAGGAATCCCTTGAGCGTACCGCTAACTCCATCATCGGTCTTGAGATGGAGAAGCTTATACACCTCGACCCAGAGTTCCAAGCTACTGACGAATACAACGAAGCCTTCAAAGCTACCATCGGTTCTGGGCGTTGCTTCCTATACGACCACTGGGGTTCTATGGAGAGCGACAACCTACTCGGACACATTCGCTATATGGCTAAGGTCATGGACGTAGAGTACGTTGTTCTCGACCACCTTAGTATTATCGTTTCTGGTTTAGGAGACGGAGATGAACGCAGGTTAATCGACAACACTATGACGAAGCTACGTTCACTTGTTGAAGAGACTAACATCGGAATGATTTTAGTCAGCCACCTCAAACGTCCAGAAGGTAAAGGACACGAGGAAGGCGCAAGCACTAGCCTAGCACAACTCCGTGGCTCAGCCGCTATCGCACAACTCTCCGACATTTGTTGTGGGCTTGAGCGTAACGGGCAGTGTCCAGACAACAAGAACAAGACAATCGTTCGTGTTCTTAAGAATAGATTCTCTGGGGAAACAGGTATCGCTTGTTCCCTAAACTACAACCCCACGACTGGCTTGATGTCTGAAGAACATTACTGCGAGAACCCCTTCTAATATATGAAATATTGCTCAAACTTTCGACACGACCTTGAAGTAGGACAAATAGCTGAGAAAGAGATTGGTGAATTGCTATCTGAAAAGAAAATAGAAATTAAAAAAGATATGCTTGCCAAGAAGACGGGCAATGTTTTTGTTGAATATATGTCACGAGGCAAAGTCTCTGGCATCGACCGTTCCGAAGCGGATTATTACTGCTTCGTTGTAGAAAACCTAATCATCTTCCTTCCCACTGCAGACCTCAAAAAACTTATTGAGCCCCTCAAGAAAACAAAAAGGGACGTCAGAGGAGGGGACAATAACACATCACGGGGCATCTTGCTCCCACTAACCACACTGATACCAACAAATGAATAGCATAGCATTTTTCGATATAGAAACGAACGCCATTGAGGATTGGACAAAGCTGTCTGACCTTGAGACCGTTCATTGTATCGCCATACACGACGACGCAGGTACGATTGCGTTCTCTGGCGACTCCGTACTGACAGGACTTCAACGTCTACAGAAGTATGACGCCATTGTAGGACACAACTCTATCGGCTTTGACTACCCAGCCTTGTACAAGAAGTACGGCTTCCAGCACCCTATGGTTTTGGACACAGCAGTCATGGCTCGTTGTATCTTCCCTGACATCCGAGCTACCGATTACCAACGCGAAGAGTTTCCCAAAGAGCTTTGTGGCTCACATAGTCTGAAGGCTTGGGGTAATCGCATAGGTGTATTCAAAGACGACCACGGTGAGACCGAGGATTGGACTACATGTACTCCAGAGATGATTGAGTATTGCAAGCAAGACACCTACGTGACCTACCGCTTGTATGACCACTTTCTAAAAAAGAATCCTGACGTCCGTATGCTTACGCTAGAACACAAGTTCGCTAAGCTTATGCGTAGGCAGGAGTGGAATGGTTTTCCGTTCGACATCAAAGCGGCTGAGAAGCTTACCTCTGACCTTATGGTTCGCCGTGCGGAACTAGGTGATGACCTCTCTAAGTCTTTTGGGTCTAGCGTGGAGCTAATGAAAAGCCACTGGTGGATAGCTCCTAACGGAGAACAAGCAAAGACAAAGAAGGAGCTTGTTGAGTCTGGATGGAAGCCTAAAGAAATTATCAAGGGCCCACACCGCACCAAAGAGGTTCCATTCAACCCTAACTCCCGTGACCAGATATGCGAGCGGTTGATGTCTGAGGGATGGAAGCCTGCCGCATTTGACGGCAAGCGTCCCAAGATTGACGAGCCTGTATTGAGAGAGATAGGCACTC